CATCGTTCGTACCAAATGTCACAGGAGTAGAGCATGTCTTCACGACGTACTCGCCTTCTGCAGCAACTTGATACCTGCGGCGCTTGCTAAGCGCTGCAGCCATTAATCCGTGGCTGTTGCCAACAACCACAGCGGTAGCATTTCTCACCGCGATTTTGTCGATTGGATCGACAATTTCAAAGTGCTTCACAACAGGAGAATAATAGGAGAACTTCCTACATCCTAATCGCCGGGTAGTACGAAGACCGGCGTCCTGCGGGAAGTAAGCAGGTACGAGGAACTTTTTCCCTAAAAGCGAGATCAAGTATCGGACCGACTGAGAGAATTGCTGACCAGTACGCGATGTCAACTCCAAGAGAGAGTTTAGAGCGATATACACACTTGGATCACTATTCAGAGGCCTCTTGAGAGAGATACCTCTGACATTGCGTCCGTCATATGCATCCACTCCACAGCTCTCCCGAAACTTGCCAGATGAAAAAGTCTTTTGTGCATTGACTTGGAAGTTCAACGCACTGAGACCGGCAAGTACTCGCTCGAAGATGAATGTAGGAACGACGAGATCATCACCAAAAACGGCGAAAATGACCTTGCCGTCCTTTAACAACGCTGGAAAGCGTGTCAATACGCGTTCCGATGGACTGGATAAGTCTAAAACCCAGCCCAGGTTGTCACTCACCTTAGCACGACAACCACTGAGAAAACGAGCCATGGGCAAAGTGCCGGAAGAAGTATAGATTTCGGCATACCCAGTCTGGGAGCCTTGTACAAAGGCCCTCTCATAGTTGTCGTACTCATCTTTCACAACCAACCCTTCCTCACCGTAATCATAACGCACACTCCCAACGATTTTGGTTGGCATAGTGCCTTCCAAGGATAAATCGTTAAGGATAGCGTGTATCATGACAACGTTGATGTAGGTTAGTAATAAGAACGTATATCCAGTTCCCATAGTACCAACCATACTCAACCGAACAAGCTGACCGTCAACATCGACGTATTCAGCCCTGGCAACCGACAACAAGTCGATGAACCAGTCGGGAAAAAGAAATTTTACGAGCGCGATTGGTATTGTGTCAGATGCTGAAGTCAAATCGACCGTAGAAAACAGGCCATCACGAGAACCGTACATAGCAAGTGTACGATTAAGGTGAGGTCCCTCTGAAAGACTAAAACCGTACCTTTTAAGTACAGTCTCAATCCTCAGAGCAATCGATTTCAGGAGAGACATCTGGATTGCAGCCTCGATACAAATGCTGCGATCCTTTTCGTCATTTTTAGGAACGGTTGACCATCTTGGTACACAACGTGTTGGCTTCGTACTTAGTAGAAAGGTATGGATACCCCGCAGTAAGGACGAATCGCCAAGAGCATTAAGCAACGTAAATACGGAACGTTCGTTGTATACGTTCGCTTCGCCAGTGAACGCCTTCGAAAAGAAGTCTTTCCGGCGAAGTCCCAGTGATACTCCGGGACCAACATGGAAAACGTCAGGCTCCGGATTGACTTCCTCAAGAAAGTCGTTTGCAATAAGATGTCTCATCTGCGAAAGGAGTTTGTACGAAGGCGTACCTTTAGGTGGTACTTTCCATCTAGCACAACTTTCGTTGGCCTTAAGGAATATTTCCTTCGCCTTTTCCCTCGAAGCAGGTGTCTGCTTGCCCCATTTCAACAAAGATTTGGTTAAGGCAGATTTGAAGACTTCAAATGCATCCACTGGAAGAGAACTAGAGTTCGTTGTCAAATCGAACTCTACAAATTTAAGGAGCTTTACTTCGCGACCCTCACTTGGCTCCACAGAGACCATAGTCGAGCTCCACGGTGATTAGCCGTTTAAGACGTCATGAAAACTACGGGACGTTCTGCGTGACCAAAGTCATCACTGCATCAGGGTTATTGTAAAGCAACCCTGCTGTAAATGACAACTGAGAGCACAGTTCAACCTTGTCGTAGTTCTCACTATTAGCAGGCACACGCCACTGAAGAAGTAGCGGTGACGGGTAGGCCGGATTCACAGCCGAGACCATAACTCCTTTACGAGTAAGTATCGCAAATTTGTTGTAAGGCACTACGGAATAGAACCCAGTAGCAGAAGGGTTACGCACAACAACCGGAACCTTCTCCTTCATAATTGTTAATGTGAAGGGTGAGGCTAACGAGTGCGGGACGACCCCTGTCTGAGTACCACCCAATGCGGACACAATCCGCTGGACTTGGTGTTGCATCGGTGCGACGTCTGAACTCAACGTGTAAGTTGGGTTAGTGAGCCCGGTAATTGGGCATCCTGTTACGGAAGTAATTGACGATAGGTTTGCCAAGGTTTACTCCGAGAGAAAGGTTAGGTTAAAACAACGAACTCCGAGCCCCAACTAACGCTAACAGTATACTCCCCGGCATTAATCTGTCAGGGATGTTGAACGTCAGCGAAGGCAACGGAACCGTTGCGAGTTGCGTCCTGCTGTAGTAAACAGAACGTGCAGTGAATGCACCGGGAGACCCGATTTGAGGAATGAGAGTCAAGTGCCTAGTAATGGAGGTAGCTCTACCTTCATTAAGGTACGTAAACCCTAACGACGACTGAGAGGTGTAGGCACTGATTATATCTCCTATGTTAAGGAAGTAATCAACACAGAAAGAATAGGGAATCAGTTCCCAAACCGACGGGAGTATATCGTTAATTCCATGGAGAAAAGGAAAGCGCATCGACGGGTAATGTGTCGACACCACCGCCCTAAGGGTGTGGGTCCACGACTTATCTGTTGTGTCCCAAGCTTTAGTACCCCCAGCACAACCCGAGAACCCAAAATTGTACTGACTAGTGTTAACGGTGTAGGATTTAGAAGTTTTCCTTACCGAAAACGACTTGTTACAAGTACCATTCACAGTACTCGAAGACACCTCTTTACAAAGGTTGTCTAGGTCGTTAACTAAAGGCTTCCAACCCAGCGCATACTCCAAGTAGAGGTCAGACAACCGCTCGTTAAACACAGAGTTTTCGCGAGACGATAATCTAAATCTCGGCTTAGAGCCAGGAAGAAGTGCGCCGTGACCTTTCCTTACATAGTCCGCCCTCCAAGACGAATAACGTGAACCTCCTAATATTTTCCTAACCGCGCTTGAGAGCGCATGCTGAGCTGATACTAGAAGATTAACAACTCTAGAAGCCATCGTCAAAATCATGACGATGTTTTCGTGGAGTTCTCCCACAGCAACTAGTGGGAGGTAGTTTGATTGTACGGTCTTATAGAACTTCGCATACGTTTTGCTAGGTAGTGTGTTGTCAAAATCCGTAGCGGAATCACTTACCGCAGGGAAAGACCCAACGCCATAAGCTACACGTTTTGCGTAATACTTTCCGACCGGACACCAAACAGAGCCAACTTCATGTTGTGGAATAACAACAGGAATGTCTGAAATGATGTAGTAGCGCCTAAACCAATAATTACTACTAGCGTCTTTTCGTTGTTTGATTAAACGCCTATAGTTTGGAACGCTATAACCGTTAGTCTGTTGATAAACGGTTAACCAAGATTGGTCATAATCATAACAGATATCCACACCCGAGCAAGGAGAGGGAGAATAAGAGTAACGTAACTTCCTAAGATTAATAGGCTTGGTGACGGTACTCATAATCCTACCTCGTGGCCGGAGTGTTGAAGTGGTTAACGGACTAGACAGGACCCCGC